ATTTCTACTGGTTGCCCTTTGTAGCTAAAATATGACATGCTGTTTGGATTGTAGTTTATCGTAGCATTTGTTAATGCTGATTCTGCAATCTTAGGAAGTACTTCATTTCCTATAGATCCAAATGTTATTGAAAATACTTCAGGAAATTGATACATAAGATCATTAGCAGTAACCTTTGGATACATACGCGTTCTAAAATATTTAATAATTTTAGTGGCAGAATCTGCTTCTGTTACAGACTCTGGAAAAAAATTAAATGTAAATGAAAATTGCCTTGAGTTAGGTGCTTTAAACAACATAAACTCTTGTGGATTCATACCAGTCTGTCTTCGCTTTGCTCTAGTTGCATCTACCGCTGCGCCTATACCTCCAGTTCCTACTGCACTTACTATACCAGCAGCTGGACCTCCTAAAGTTGCAGCAAATGCACCTGCTGCAGCTTGTGTCGCTCTGCCAGCAAAGGTTTCGGCTACTTTCTGTAAATCTTCTGAATTAAAACTAGCAAGAGTAGCAGAAAACCCCTGATCCATTAATTTTTCACCGATTGCACCAAGTGCTCCACTAGCACCGCCTTCATATCTCATAACATCTCCAACTTGAAATCCTGGAGGCATATACAATGCAACAGAAGAGTTGTCAATCATTTCAGTTTGTTGTGCACCCTTTATGTATTTGGCTTTATGCCCAGTGAACATTATGAAGGGTTGTCCTTTAAGAGCTACATCATCTGGGTATCTTAAAGCACTGCCTCTTTTCTGAGTCCCGAATGACGTTGGTTGCTTATCCGGAGAGAATTGTAATATAGCCATAAATAGCTCCATAAAGTTTAAAATACTATAAGGTTATTTATAATGCCACGGATGACGTACAAAGGGAAATATCGCCCTAAAAACCCTAAAAAGTATAAAGGTGATCATACTACAATAGTATACAGATCTTTGTGGGAAAGAAACGCTTTCAGATGGATAGATGCTAATCCAGATATTGTTGAATGGAATTCAGAAGAAGTAGTAATACCTTATAGATGTGCAACAGATAAACGCATGCATCGTTACTTTGTAGATGTATATTATAAAGATAGAAAGGGTGCAACGTATCTTGTTGAGATAAAGCCTAAGAAAGAAACAATGCCACCTAAGCCAGCAAGTCGTAGATCACGTAGATATGTTACAGAAGCTATGACATATATTAAGAACCAATCTAAGTGGGAAGCGGCTGAAGAGTTCTGTGCGAATAGAGGTTGGCACTTTGTTATATGGCATGAAGATGTTCTTAAATCTATGGGAATAAAGATCCTTAAATAGTGTATAAATAGTAGTATGGAAAATTCACTATTTCACAAATTAGAGATTGAAGCGTATCGTAAAGGTTTACGAGCGAGATCTGTAGAGGCTAGACGCTGGTTCAGAGGTAAAACCAAAGAACTAGGTGGTACTAATCGCAGAGCTTTGCTTAGAGATCCTGCATTAGAAAGAAAGAAACGACCAACACCAGGTGATATGTATATGTATTTTTACGATCCTAAACATCGTAAGACACTACCGTACTATGATGCGTTTCCTCTTACGATTATGGTTGAACCAACTCGTGATGGGTTCTATGGTATCAATCTACATTATTTATCTCCAATGTTGCGTGCAAAGTTTCTTGATAAACTTATGGATACTGCTAACAATCAAAGGTTTGATGAATCAACAAGACTGAATATTAATTATAATATGCTTAAGTCTGTTGCAAAATACCGTGAATTTCAGCCATGTTTTAAACGCTATTTAACTAAAGGCATAGAAGGTAATGTTGCAAAGGTAGAACCACCTGAGTGGGATATCGCAATCTTTCTTCCAACTGAACAGTTCCGTGGCAAGAATAAGACGCACGTATGGGGCGCATCGAAGAGGATGATATAAATGGCATTACCCGCAGGCATTGACGCATTAAAATCTACTATTGGCCGTAGAGGTGGTTTAGTAAAAGCAAATCGTTTTGCTTTGTATATTTCTCATCCAGGAAAAAAACCATCATTGATTAACAATAATCTTGAGAGTATTATTGGCACTGCAGCAAGGGCAGTAATTAGCGGTGGAAGTTTATCACTATCCAGCTTTTTTGAAGATCCTCGTGATATGTATTTGTTATGTGAATCAGCAACTATTCCTGGTAGGCAGATTGCAACGCAAGAACATTTTACAAACTTAAAGGCAGTCAAAAAACCATACGCTTATATAAATGAAGACGTAAATTTAGTATTTCATTTAACAAATGATATGTATGCATGGGACTTTTTTAACTCATGGCAAGATATCATACTTAATCCGAGAGGAACAAAAGGTTTACCATTCTTAAATGATATAGGAACAGAAGTTCTTATTCAAGTTATGGGCAATACTGACTTTATTCCTGTCAAAACAATTAAATTATACAACGCATATCCTGTAACAATATCTTCACTTGAACTTTCTAATTCTTCTGAAAATACTACTTTAAGAGTTAGTATTACATTAGCATATGAAGATTGGGAAGCTGTTGGTACTGTGGATGGATTAACAAATCTGGCTGGCCGCGCTGGAGATCTTATAAGTAACTCAATAAACCTTGTAAGAAATATAGGTAAAAATTTTTAGGAGTGATGTGAAATGGCTTTACCAAAGCTGAATACCCCAACATATAATCTGAATATACCATCAAATGGAAAAGAGATTAATTATAGACCGTACTTAGTACGTGAAGAAAAGATTCTGATGATAGCAATGGAATCAGACGATATGATACAAGTAGAGAATGCTTTACTGGAAATTATAAAATCATGTGTAACAGGCATTGATGTTAATGAACTAACAAGGTTTGATAGCGAATATGTCTTTTCAAAGTTAAGAGCAAAGTCAGTAGGTGAAACTGCTAAAGTAGCTATTAAGTGCGAAGATTGTGGTCATAGCAATGAAGTAGTAGTTAATATAGATTCAGTATCTGTAACTGATATTCCTTCTACAAAGATTGAATTGTCAGATACTACTGGAATAATTATGAAGTTCCCTTCAATGAAGGACTATAAAGAAATTCAAAAACTAAAAGCTGATAATAATATTGATGCTTTATTTAATGTGATTATTTCAAGTATTGAAAGTATTTACCAAGGTGAAGATTTATTTCATGCTTCATCTCATACACGATCTGAGTTAAATGACTTTGTTGATAGCTTAAATTCAGCACAGTTTAAATTAATTCAAAATTTTATTACTAATATGCCACAAGCATATATTAATCTTAATTTTAAATGTGAAGAGTGTGGACATGAGCATGATACTGAATTGAAAGGTATGGCCAATTTTTTCGGATAGCCCTTTCTCATAATAATTTAGTTAACTATTATAAAACTAATTTTAGTATGATGCAGCATCATCAATATAGTTTAACTGAATTGGACATGATGATGCCGTGGGAAAGGGAAATTTACGTTGCTATGTTAATTGACCATTTGAAAGAAGTAGAAGAACGAAGTAAACAAAAAGGTTAAGTAAATAAAATGGCCGATCTAAACGACGTAATAAAAAGACTGCGTGCAGAAGGTGACTTAAGTCGAAATTCTGGAACGCATTCTATTAAGAGTGTTAAAGAAATCCTTTTAGCAGGACAAAAGGCTTCTCTGTCTGATGCAGAAGATCGGCGTGAATCTAAACGCAACGAAGAAAAACAGCTAGAAATTCTATCAGGTCTATCAAGTGGAGGAAGTCTTTCTGCTAATGATGCCGGAGGTGCACAAGCAGCAGCAGGTAAAGGTGGATTACTAAAAGCGGCAGGTGGTTTACTATCTGGAATAGGTATCGGTGGTGGAGCTCTTGCAGCTGGTATCGGTATCATGGCAGCTGGTGGTGGATATTTACTAAATGAAGTAGGAGAGATGGATGCTGAATCCATCAAAAAGAAAGTAACAACTCTTTTAAGTATCGGTGATTCTTTTGAAGGTGGAAACTGGGAAGTATTAAAAGATGGTGGCTCATTTGCATTAGCAATGACTGGTATTGGTTTAGGACTGGCTGCATTCTCTATTGGCTCTGGTGTAGCAGCTGCTATAGAAACCTTTACTAAAGATTCTACATATGCTACAACAATTAAATCTCAAGTTAAAGAATTGTTATCAATAGCTGAATTCGTTGCAGGTGATTCTGGTGTTTTAGCTCAAGCAGCGTTTGTAGGTAAAGGTGCTTCGTTCTTAGTTGCAATGACTGGCTTAGGTCTTGGTTTAGCTGTTTTCAGTGTAGGATCTGCAGCAGGTAAAGCTGCCGAGTTAATTAAAGCAGAAGGTTGGGCTCAAAGCATTAAGGACTCTGTAGTTACTTTAATGTCTATTGAAGAAACTGTTGGAGGTGAGAAAGGATCTAGTTTTGTAGGTGAGAGTGCAAGATTCTTATTAGCTATGACAGGTATTGGACTTGGACTAGCTGCGTTTGGTATTGGTTCTGCGGTAGGCGGTTTAGGTAAATCAATTACTAAAT